ACTTACAAAGAATGTCGTTCTCATTTGATAATCTCTCGCGCATTGGAAATGACAATATCGATTTAAGCCAGCGAAATGTTCAGAACCTGAATTTAGCGAATTATAACTTATTGAATTTCTTCGCTTCGGATTGCACAATGGCACGCCCCATTGATTTTGCAACTTCGCAGCCCAATGTGTTTTACAACGGGTCTCACCAGGTCGGAATTGGTGGCTGCAATATCGATACCAATTCAAAACTAACGATTGGAAGCGAAAATACATACAATAAGGATAAATTGAGCTTGAACGAACGCCCTTACAAGACCGTTCCCTATTTAGGAAAGGGGAAGGTGAATCCCGTTTTGGAATCCCAACTTATGCAGGGTGATAATTTCACGAACCGCAAGAGCGTGAATATGCTGAGCGAGCAGTGCTACATGTCGTATTCCAACACACCACTTATCCCGTCGTTGGAGGCCACTCTCAACAACTCAGCCAACTTTGTAGAAGGTGCAGCCGTGGATGGATGGGTTCGCGGCGGAGTTCCGGTTCGCCAACTTACCCGCGATATTAACCAGAATTAAAAAACAAAATAATTATTTTTTTACAAATGCACTTTTTACTGTGCTTGAATGTCCATATTTATATTTTTTCCTGGACCGGTTTGCCAAAATGAATGCCTTCCCTTTATGATTGCATCCGTTTTTAATAATATCATAATCAACTGCGGCGGCTTTTCCGGCGGTTATAGAACTTGCCAGACGAGCCAATCCCCATGACTGAGGTGTTTGGTTCGGTCTTGAACCGGACGAATAATAAGCTCCCGCTCCCTTGTTTACAATCTTGTTCAGTGCCGATATAGTGCACCCCGTTTTTAGGGACAATTCGCGGTTTGGTTTAATATTGCGAATGCCGTATATTTTACTGGCATGCGTCAAGTGTTTGGATTTCACGCTCTTGTAGGACGGGACCCGCTTGCGATTAAAGTACTTGTGTTTTTTATACATGGTTCTGGATTTCACTAACATTTTGAGCTGACTTCGTTTATCGCGTCTCGTTAGGAATTTCGGAACATACCTGGTTGGAAAATGTAGCATAGTTGTTCTTAATATATACTATATATACATTTAAAAGAAAATGAATATGATTATATACTTATATACCATTAAATTTAAAAAAAATGTTAATCCAAATTAGGTGCAACAATGTCTGGATGTATGCAAACCCGGACTATTGTGAAGCCTTTCGAAATTATAAGAACAGGCCGCTGTATCATAGAGAGGAACCGGTTACTACGGGGACCTTAACGGTTTATAGAACGAATGATGACGCTTACTTGCCAACGTATATCCGGGACGACGACACCGTTTATCCAATTGTGGATTTTGAAGACGTTTGCGTATTTTTAGTTGATGCCAATCCGACTGATTGGTATCCCGGGCGCAACTACCAAATTTGGGCGTATTACGATTTTATGTATGATAATAAACCGCGAATAACATACGCTTCGAAATATTCGACATATCTCGCATACCCTGCCAACACGCGCGCGGCCGAGGTTGTCGAAATTGACATTGATGGATTACCGCCGAATATCATTTTCAGCATTTCCCGAAACGACAACAACAGCGTTTATTACGAGAGAAACGACGGGAGTGGCGCACGGGTTCGCATTTGCGACAATCATACGGCGCGAATTGGATACCGCGGATATTATGCGAGGATGACCAGCGATATCGACTTTGTTTTTGGCGGGATTGTAACTATTGATGGTTTGGAATTACCGCAGTCCATCACGTTGGAAAAAACGGACGTTGAAGATGAACAATGTATAATGTGCTATTCAAACAAGAAGAATTTGCGTTTTTTACCGTGCGCACATCTTATAATGTGTTCGGCGTGTTATAATAAGCTTCAAAAAAAGACGGAATGTCCAGTTTGTAAGGGGTGTATCACTTCGCTCGGATTGTAAAAATAAAATTGAAACAAAATTACAGCAAGTATCAGTGTCAGTGAATACAGCGAAGAAGTGAAATGGAAACGACAGCGATTGAACACAAGTCATATGCGAGAGATGAAGCCATCACGTATGCGAATGGCACGTGCTATATTGGAGACACAGTGACAACGTCAGATGGAACCGTTATGAGACACGGAATCGGTCATCTGACGACTGCTGCCAAGGTAATTGACCCGGTTACGGGGAGGCATCTGACAATGACCGAAGCCAATGCAAGTTGTGCAAAATGGACAGAAATGGAAGGTCGCTGGTTCAATGACGAGCCACATGGTCATTGCGTTCTCAGGGAACACAGTGGTGGCGCAGACCCGATTGTAGTGTATGACGGAGAGTGGGTTATGGGAATCAGATATATGTGAATCGTGAATGTGTCGTGAATGTGGTGAAAATAAAATTGAAATGATTTTCCGATAAACTATAGTGATGGTAGAAAAACCCCAGATACGAGAACGAACGAAATGGAATCTATTAAGAGAGTCAGTCCTGCTGTGCGCGGTGCCGCGTTGAAGCGTGAGAGAAAAGCAGCCGCGGTGTTGGCACGGGCTGCTGGCAAAGCTGCCGCTGCTCAGCGTCGTGCAGATGACGATGCCGCATGGCTGATATTGGTAACGCGTGGGCGAGAAGAACTTGAGAAGAATATTGCCCTTGCGCTCAAGGCGATGGGTGTGCACAAATCCGAAGACACTCCTGTTGCAATTCTCCGCATGATTCCGACGTGGGAAACCGAGATGGTCGTGCATTGTCGGCGCTGCATGGAGGAATGGAGAAATGGCATATATGCGGAGAAATAGAGAAATGGATACTACAACATAACAAACACAAGTGGCTGTGTTTTTTTCTATTGATTGTTGGTATGTTGATTTATTGTTATTATGAACAAAATAAAATTGAAGAAGTATTTCATCGCCCTTTTTAACAAGTAGCGCGCCGGCCAACAATATGAACCTTTTCATACTATCATTGATTCCCAAAGAAATTGCGGAAGCAATGATGGACAAACACATTTCCAAAATCATTCTGGAGGCGGTGCAAATGTTGTGCACCGCCAAACGCGTGGTTGACCCCGACGCCCCAGAAAACGAGCAGCTTTACAAGCTGGCACATTTGAATCATCCGGTAACTATCTGGTGCAGGACAACCCGTGCCAATTTCGTCTGGACACTTGACCTCGTTGACGAGATGCACAAGGAGTGGAAATACAGATATGGACACCCGGAAACAAAAGTGCATAAATCATACACCGTGGCACAGCTCCTTCGCAACCATATTCCAGACGAAAGCGCATTCATCATTCCAGAAGCCGGCAATCGCATCACCCCGTTCGCGCTCGCAATGCCCGACGAATACAAGTCTCCCGACGGTGACGCGGTTGCATCTTACCGCGCATACTACATGTCGCCCGAAAAACAGAAAATCGCATGCTGGAATAAGCTAAGAGGACCGCCGGATTGGTATTCGTATTCGACTATGAAAAACAGCTAATGACAATGCCAAATAAATTCAAACATTTGTTCCCGTGGTTTCGTTTTTTTATGATATATGTTAAAAATGTATTAAATATAAAAATAAATACATTTTAACTAATCGAGTTATCCATAATAACCATAATAATAATAACCAGAAAGTATGAATACGTCGTTCAAAAAAACGACCGGAGGAGATGCACCCGTGCACATTTCAAAAACTACTAATATACACGACGTTCAGAAAGAAATCGCTTCGGCTGAATTTGTATTAGAACGCGATGAGCGGCGCAAGTTGAGAGATTTGGCATTAGCAGCTGCGGCAAGCAATATGATTTCCGGTGCGGCGGGTGCGGGTGAGGGTGCGGGTGAGGGTGCGGGTGCCGCAGAACCGCGCGCACTTGTTGTAAACGGAATCGGAGCGAGCCGACCCGACATGCACAATAATTCTCGTAAAAAAACGATTTGCTTGAACATGATTGTAAAAAACGAAGCGCACGTCATTACTGAAACGCTGGACAACCTATACTCGTTTATTAAATTTGACTACTACGTTGTATCCGATACGGGTTCCAGCGACAATACCAAAGAACTCATTGCCGCGTTTTTCGAAAAACATTCAGTTCCCGGAGAGATTCACGATCACGAGTGGCGGGATTTTGGACACAATCGAACGCTTGCACTTCAAGCGGCATACAACAAGGCGGATTATTCGTTTATATTTGACGCCGATGATAAAATATGCGGTGAATTTTATCTACCGCCAATACTTCGCGCCGATTCGTATCAGTTCAAATTCGGAAACGGGTTCAACTATTTGAGAACGCTCATGGTAAACAGTCGACAGAAATGGATATTCAAGGGTGTCTTGCACGAGTTTATAACGAGCTTGGAGCCCACCGGAAAGGGTGAGATTTTGACGGGTGAGTATTTTATAGAGTCCGGTAGACGGGGTGCGCGTAATCAGGTCGCAAACAAGTATTTGAACGATGCCCGCATTTTGGAGCGCGGATTTGATGACGAACTGGCAAAAGGTGACCGTGGTATGGCCAGCAGATACGCGTTTTACTGCGCGCAAAGTTACAAAGACGGTGGCTCGCAGCACACGGATGACGCCATCAAGTGGTACGAGCGGGTTCTAACCATGGACAATTGGTCGCAGGAAAAGTATTACAGTTGCTTAATGCTGGCCGAACTGCATGCCGGGCACCCCGTATCGAAAGATATGACCACAAGCACGAAATATTTGTTCATGGCGAGCAAATATGACCCGGAGCGCATTGAAGGCATTGCCACCGTGATGGAACATTATCGCAATGATGGACTCAATGAAATTGTCAACCTGTTGTATCACAAGTATAAGGGATACAGCCGAAATCAGATGGATAAGCTGTTTGTTAATCAGTCCAAGTATGAACATTGCATCGAATACAACAATTCGGTGTCTGCATTTTATATTGGAGATGCCATCAGCGGATACGAGTGCTGCAAGAAAATCCTCACTGCACCGCAGATTCCGATGAGCTATTATTTATCCACGATTGCAAACATCATGTTTTATGGCGACGAGATGAAGAAGGACCGCAACACAATGCAAATGTTTGTAAAGCTGGACGATTATATGGCCAGCGTTGCGCGAAGCGGGGCGTCGGTGAGCCGCGAATCGTGCGAGCTGTGGAAGGCTCTTTTCGCACTAAATCGGGCATATCTTACGCGTTACACGTCCTACAATTTCAGGAACCGTCACCAAAAGCAGCGTCGCGTCATGATCACGTTTACGACGTGCAAACGATATGACCTGTTTCAACAAACCATTAATTCCATCATCAACCAGTGGCGGGATGTGGGCCAGATTGATTTCTGGTTCTGCGTGGACGACAATTCCAGCATTGAAGAGCGGAACCGCATGCGTAAAAACTATGGATGGATACGGTATTATATGAAAACGCCTGAAGAAAAGGGCCATCGCGAGAGCATGAACATCATTTACAAACAGCTAAACCGAATCCGACCCAAATACTGGATTCATATGGAGGATGATTTTCTTTTTCACACGCAAATGGATTACGTTGAGCCAGCAATTCAGTATTTGGAACGATTGAAAGAGTCGCACGGGGTGCGCCAAGTGCTGTTTAACCGGAACTACAGCGAAACAATTGATGATTATAAGATAATTGGTCACGATGCGCTGTCAGACCCCGAGACGGTGGCGCGACTAAAAGACATTAATGGTGGTCACGGAACCGGGTTGGGTGCCGTAATTCATTCGTTCAAAGATGAGCCGGGTGTATCATACCCTTACAACAACTGCCATTACTGGCCGCATTACAGTTTTCGCCCATCGATTATTGACGTGGAAGCCGTGTTCAATGTTGGCGATTTCAATACCGAAAATCAATTTTTTGAAATGGATTATGCGCACAAGTGGGTAGAGCGCGGGTATAAATCTGCGTTTTTCAATCGCATAACAAATCGACACATAGGGCGACTGACATCGGAGCGTCACGACAAGAGCAAAGCCAATGCTTACGAACTCAACAATGAGGGACAGTTTCAGAAACTTACCGATGATGCTCCTGTCACACCAGTCGTTGCTTCTAAACGTATTGCAATTGAAGAAGTTTTTGACTCGGACTCGGATAGTGACAACGATGTTGACGACGCGAATGATGCAAATTCGGCGGTGCTGACGGCAACGGCAACTGCAATAGCAAACGATACAGACGAAGTGCCATACGCATACACGGTTCGTGACATTGAAGTGAAAGTCGTGAATTTACTTCGTCGTGAAGACAGGCGACAGGAGTGCGTTACCAAATTCGCAGATGCGGGTATTTTACCGTCGGAATACGCGTTTGTGGAAGCGGTAGACGGTGCGCAAATTATTCCAAATTCTACAATGAAGCGACTTTTCCAGGGCAATGATTTCGGATCCAAGCGCGGCGTCGTGGGATGCGCGCTGAGCCATTACCTGTTGTGGAAAGCGTTGTTGGAAGATCCAAACAACGAGTTCTACATCATTATGGAAGATGATTTCGAATTGTGTGGAAATTTTAAGCGCGCGCTGCACGGAATGTATGACGAGTTCATGAACCGCGACGTTATTTTTATGGGCTACCACATGTTTAGTAACAAGCGCGCGCAGGTGAGCGACATTTATAACCGCGAGCCCTCGTCGCTGAAATCGTCATCGGAATCCACCACTTCATACAATGGACTCAATATTGCGGTTGAACCGTTGAATAAAGACCTCTACATTGGGGCAACGCACTGTTACAGCGTGAACAAGAACGGGGCTAAGCTATTGGTTGACTATATTGAGAAGCGCGGTATCAAGCACGGTATCGACTATTTGATGAAAATTGCCGACAATGGACTGGAGTGCTACGAAACGCAACCGCACTTGGCGTTTGCCGACTGGAATGAAGCCGGTAAATCAATCGACACCGACATTCAGTTTGATTACAATGCCATCAATTTTGACGCGATCGAAGACGAGTACACTTTTTTCCCGGGTCTGGATGCGGCAGACGGCGACATTCAGTTCATTCGCGACCTTCACACAAAAAGCATTAACGAAATCATTGAAATCGCAAACACCATGAAGGACTGTATTGCGTTTAACACGCTGGGTTTCTTCAAGCACACGATAAGCCTGCACCGACTTTCGGAGACGCCCTACATCAATGCATCAAACAAGAGCAGGCACGGTATCTATATCAAAACCGCACACGTGGCGTTCCATCAAAAATATGCCGATAGCTTGGTGAATGCTCAAAGTAAACTGGAAGAGGCCAATGCGCGGGGCGGGCGACCACTGCGTATCGGTTTTCACAACATGCAGTTGTGCGACAGAGGGTCCACGATAGCAATGTATGACTACGCACACTACAACGAGACGCTGCTCGGTAACGAGAGTTACATTGTGTATGACGCTACCAGCCCGCGCAACCGTCGCGACGTGATTGCAAAATGCGAAAAACGATTCGGAAAAGACCGCGTGGTCGGATACACCGGCGGGATGCTTTCGGTGGAACAATTCATACAGGATGCCGACCTGGATGCCATGTATATCATAAAGTTCGGCACGGTTGACAAGTTTGTTTTCCAAGGTTGCCCCACCCTGGTTCACTCCGTGTTTGAAATTGAGCCACACGGTTACCGGTATGCCACAGTGTCAAAGTATTTGAAGGATTATCACACCCCGTCCGATCTGACGCAGAGCGAGCGCGATAAGATACGGGTTGTGCCGCACATGATTGACATGCCCCCGGTTGAGGAAGTGCGCGACGGCATCAAGATTGGAGAGTTGACCGATTACAGGAAACACCTGGGAATACCGGGTGAATCGGAAGCGTTTGTTATCGGGAGATATGGCGGCATTAAGCAGTTCAATCTGCCCCAGGTTCACGACGCAATCAAGCAATTTTTAAATGCACCGCAAGTGCCGGGGTCAAAGCCCGTTTATTTCTTGTTTGCAAACACGCTTCCGTTTTACGTGCACGAGCGCATACGCTATGTCAACACGATATACGACAAATATGAAAAAGCTGCATTTATATTGGCATGCGATGCGATGATACATGGGCGTTCCGACGGCGAAACGTTCGGACTTTCGTTGGGCGAATTTGCATTCTACAACAAGCCAATTATCACGACACCCACTGACGAATTTAATGCACACATTGATATCTTGCAAGACCGCGCAATCATTTATAAGACCGATAGTGACAGCCTGCTTTCGCTGCTGAACAATGTGGAAGACACCGTGCATGGGTTTATGAATCTGCACCGCGGAAACGTGAACGGATATGCGGAGTATACTCCCGAATACGCAATGCAACAATTTAAAGAACAGTTTCTCGATACTGGTATTGCGCTTGCAACCCGGACCGACTTGATTTTGGATACAGATACCGAGACTGTGCCCCCAGTAACCCCAGCAACCCCTTCCACGCCGACAAAACGCGTGAAAGTAAAAATGCTATGCGATTGGTGCAACAGCGAACAGCTGTGCAAAGAGTGGTCGAACATGTGTGAGCGCGATTTCATCTGGAAAAATATCGAGATAACTTGGCTGGACGGCGATGATGTGGACTATTACGTGATTATAAACAAGCCGCTTAACGAATCCGACTTCTACGTGCCCGAACGAACGCTGGTGTTTCAAATGGAACCGACTGTGTTTGACGAAACAAAACATTGGGGAACAAAAACATGGGGCAAATGGGCAAATCCCGACCCGTCCGTATTTTTTCATGTGCACGACCACGCGCGCTATCTTAACAATGTGCAGTGGCTGTTTCGGTATCCGCTATCCAGGCTACAGGATAATTCCACATTTGACCCGAGCGACAAATTGAATCGCGTATCATGCGTGTCGAGTCGCAAAATGTTTGACAAGGGGCATATTCTTCGTAACAACTTACTCAGACACATAGACGACCACTATTTGGATGACAAACCAATAACTAAGAATCCGACCGATGCACTTCAGTCATTTATCAATGTGTTTGGATCTAACAACCATTTCAACTACCGGGCATATGTTGGCAAACTGCCGGAAGACAACATTTTCTACGGAATCAAGCCATACAAGTACTATTTCATGTGCGAGAACAATTCGGAGCACAATTATGCCACCGAGAAAATATGGGAGCCGATTCTGTGTGAGACGCTTTGTTTTTATTGGGGGTGCCCCAATTTAGCCGACTACATTGACCCGCGCGCGTTTGTTCAACTGGATATGAACGATGTGGACGCATCCATGCGCATCATGGAACAAGCCATTCGTGAAGATTGGTGGTCACAACGCATACAGTATATTCGTGCCGCAAAGCATAAGATTATAAATGAACTTGCGTTTTTCCCCACATTGCATTCGTTGATTCATACGTCGGATAAAATACACAAATAAATAAAATAATAAAATAAATACTTGCAAATAAAATATATTTTTTAAAATTGATATATAAATAGTAGAATTTATATATTAATCATATAGACAGAATTAAACATCCAGCATCAAACAACAAACATGACCGATGAACTGAAAGTCCACGACATAGATTTTTTGGATATTGGAAATCAAGACGGTGGTGGTAGCGGTAACGGAGGTGGTGATGATACAATTCATTTGATTACGAAAAAAGAACTCAATTACGACGACTCCGACGCCGACGATGATGACGAAAACAGCGACACCCGGTCTTATACCGGTGGTGACGATAATGATAACGATGATGACGATAATGATAACGATGATGATAACGATGGTGACGATGATGAAGATGATGATGAAGATGACCATGATGACGATAATGATGATGATGACGATGATGGTCGTGGTGATATAGATGATGCTGCAGGTATTGGTGCGGGTAGTGATGGCGATGAAGCTGACCAATCGGCTGGTGACAAGGACGAATTGAGCGATGATGACACTACGGATACTTTTAAAAAATTCAATCAGCAACTCAAGATGAGTTACGTCGCGGACACTCATCCCGAAGCCGAGAGTCATAACGACGACGAAGTTCACGCCTTTGCCAAAGTTGTTCGTGATTCGCATGGGGTAATTATAGACCCTCTGCATAAAACGATTCCAATTCTGACAAAGTATGAAAAGACGCGCATACTGGGAATGCGCACCAAACAATTAAACGATGGCGCCGAACCATACATTAAGCTGCCAGTAACACCGGTTCCGATCATAGACGGATACGTTATAGCCCAGCGCGAGCTGGAAGAAAAGAAACTACCGTTCATTATTCGCCGACCGCTTCCGAATGGTGGAACCGAATACTGGTATTTGCAGGACTTGGAAATATTGTAGTCATCGTGACATCATCTACCGACCAGACCACACTTTCACTACTGGTAATAATTCGGCATATTTATAGTCGTTGCGCAAATATGCGCTATACGAATACCCCCATTTGCAATACTTGTGTATATTACCAAGACACGATATGACAATTTTATTCTTATCCAGTTCGAGTTTTTCAGATTTCGATTTCGATTCCGAATTTGTTTTTATTGTGTCGTATACCATACACGCAAATGCGCGTTCGAGCGCCATGCGCCACGTTCGAGATGTTACGTGAGAAATCATGTCGGTTATACCGTAACGAGTTTCAAGGTTAAGCAAAAACCGTCGCTGTATTATCGACATCACTCCGAAACAGCCTCGCCACGCATTGGAGTCATTGTATACGGTTAACAATTGCTGCGCGTTGCGCAATCGATTAATAAGGGCGGATTCATGCGCACGGTCATTGTATAGGTAGTCAAAATGCCAGAGAAACTTGCATTCCATACCCTCCGGTAAATCACCCGACAATCGTTCAAAGTCTATGAACACATTAATAAACACGGAATCGTGAATAACGAGCGCCGAATCAAACCAGTGGTTGTGAATGTAGTAGTAGTATGGAAGAAGTTCGCCCCGCTTGGGAAATATTGAACGCAGTACGAGACATTTATACAAGGCTGCTTCTTTTTTTGAATCAATAAAGTCGTAACTACTATTGTCATCTATTATAACAACCGGAGTTTCGGGGTAAAAGTGTCGAATACGGTCATAACATTCGGACCAATAATGTGAAGATAATTCGTTGTTTACGTGTCGCAGTATAATGAATCCAAATCCTGTGCCAGATGGGACGTAAATGGACGACATCTTTCTATGATGTTTTTAATTTTTCAATTGATTAATATGTATTGATTAAAATTACCTAATACCCATTAATCGAGCATTATATTTATATTATTAAGTAAATAAATTGAATAACATAATAATAATAAAGATAAAAATTTAGTATGACATAATTGAAATCAAAAAGTTGTTACAACTCAATTATGATTCCGTATACTCAATATCGGTGCGGTAATCCCACTTTGGGCAGCAGAGTTGTTGACCCGGCACTGAATATGTATGATGACGCACAGTTGCAGTGGTATGAGAATCCCGTCAATATCCCGGAACCCGCAAGGTTGGTCATGTTTGAAATTCGAAGGTGCTATTTATGCGGAGACGTTCGGCCGGGCAAAGGAATGATTGATTCGGGTAATTGTGAAAGCGATGTTGGTATTTATCACGAGGGGGTGGGCGAACATCCATACGGATACCGCATGTGCATCGAATGCAAACCCTACTATTTGAGCGCGCTGAAGAATAAGCTTGGCCCTATTTGGAGGTTCAGGCAACAGTTTGACCAGAATTGTTTGTCCGATTGTCATACGCCCTTGCAGCTGTGGGTAGCCAGAACGCGATACGATGAAGAAGGGAAACGCGTTCGAACCGGTAACATGCCGTTTAAATACTCGTCATGGCATGTGGCTCGGTGGTCACCCGTGAAATATATTGACGAACGTAAAGCAGAACAAGATCCCACGTACGTGAATGAAGATTGCCTGGTTGTGGCATCAAATGACAAATCTGTTACCAAGCTGATAAACATTGATGACTTGTTCATAACAAACCACGGGTCAATCGCAGACCCGAACTATGACCCCAATACGGATGACCCGCTCAATAAATATAGTCACGAGCAACGGCAACGAATGCGCGAAGAAGAAATGCAACGTCTTGATCGATTTGATATCAGCATTTAATTTACACCTTAGTCCACGGCTGTTTGGGGCGGTCCTTCAAATACGGACGTAAATGGGACCACTGTGGGTGCTTGGCACACATCTCTCCCGCATTGAACGGCGTTCCACAAGATGATCCGAACCGAAGAATCATCGACATGTTGCGGGCCGTGTTGCTGTCGATTACGGCGCCATCCGTCGCACCCACCATTTCATACGGACGCGCTTCCGGGTTGGGAGAATTGCTCGCATCGTCGTATTCACAATGCTTGCAAATTCCGCGACTGGACAGCACGTCCTTTTTCAAATACACGTCATAATGATCTGCTATTATTTTCGCGGCAACCACGAGGTCCAGTTTGCCGCGATTCAAGTTCACCAACTCCGTCAATCTAACCCGCCGCGCACCTCGGGGGTCTCGCACGTCGTCAAACCGCGTATTTTTGCTGCATTCCAAATTGCGTATGCGCGGATCGTCCACGGTGTTGCACCCAATGAACACCCCGTCGCGCGTGCGCTCAACATTGTAGTATTCCAGGCCAAGTTCCAGGCGCATGATTTCGTTGGTGTTGATATCGCCAAACAACCACGAATTCGCGTAGTCGCCTGAATTGCGATGCAGCAGCGTTGAAACGTATTCGTCCATTGTGCGACCATATTGCATGCATTGCCGTATGCGGCAACAAATGGGGTCTCGATTCTCATATTTATTGAATCCGCCAATCGTGGTTTCTGTGCCAATAATGCCGGCGCTCGTGACGAAAAAATCGGCGCAGCTGAATATGAATCCGGGGTAAGATTGCATCGTAATTGCGAACCCGCGCTTCGGTCGAATTTCCATGATGATGTTTCCGTACTGACCGTCAATGTAGGGTGAAAACGAATTATGCGCGCAAACAATCGACCCATCCTTTGTATGCGAACCGGTCGCAATAAATGCGGAGCATCGATCGTCCGCATATTGGCGTTGAATGGCCCCTGCATGATTGGTGGTGCTGGTATTGGCATCACGCGCCGTGTCGGCATACTTTCGCGAAAGGGTTCGACCTGATTTATGAAGCACGGATGCCAAGTTTTCATAGAGATATGGCACGCTCGTGCAGCAGTTGAGAAATACGATGTAGTTTACCTTAATGCCTGCACCTTGTGCTATGCCGCGCATTTCTTGATAGAATTCGTTATAATTTTTGCGTATAGCTGGCAGCATAAAATCGTCTGTAAGTTCCACAAAATAATCCAGTGACCTCCCGTGCAAGTACGGCATATAAAACTCATACATTGCAATAAACTCTATTATTTCTTTACGCAAAAGTGACCCGTGCGCGTATCCGCGTTCAAATGCGTCGCCATTTATCGATATTTTTATCCAACCGTTAAGGTCCACGCGATTCCCATTAGATTTCGGTTGAGTTTGTCGTTTTGTTTTTGTTTTTGTTTTAGTTTTAGTCTTGAGTTTGATAATGGTTTTCGTTTTGGGTTTAAATGCGACAATTGTCTTCGGCTTTGTTCGTGTTTTAGGCTTTATTTTTGATTTTATATTTATGTTCATAGGTTTTGCCATTACGTATCACGTATCAAGATACAGCACTCTCAAAACACACAATGTATATACTTATATTATATAAATAAAAATATAATAAACATTAATAATTAAATTAATGTATATTTTATTAATTTACCATTCAACCAAGTAAAATGCAAGGGTTCAAAACGATATGTAGTAAGGACGACGTCTTATTAAAGTTACGAAGACAGGAACCTGGCGGCCTGGTAAAAAATACATTTATGATCGACTTCGACATCAACAACGCGCATGCGTCTCTGGCAAATTTTTGCAGTTATAATATTTTCAAACTGATGTTCGAACTGAACCGCGAAGACGCGATACAGGATTTGCGCTTAACCGAACCAACCGACGATTTTTGGGCACAAATGCTCCTCGTATTCAAACGCAAAGGTGACGATGTTGGCATCAAGCAGAAGTATCTGCGGCTGAATCTCAAGATGAGCACGCTGCCCATTCCGTCCGGTGGAACAAACTACGTGTTTGAAGGGGGCTCTCATGGCACCGACGAATGCGTTGACGGCAACCTAACCTACACTTCACCCGGGTCAGAAGAAGTTAGCGACGTCGACGCAGTTCTCTGCATGTCACTTACTACAGAACACCACATTCGGGTCCAGTTCATGCTATCGGTTCCTGCTCCGGCACAGCAACAGCCATCGTATATTGAGAACAGCCTCGGGATTGTTATGAAAAAAATATTGACTCGAACAAAAACATTCATAGAACGTATATAACTAACTCTAAAATCTAATAACGTCGACTTTTAACACGCCGACGATTGCTTCGTGTTTTTTTGTTTCTGGTATGTTTTTGCGACCTTAAATTGCGAGATTTGGATTTATATTTTTTCTTGTAACCTGCGCCACCGGCCGAACCCTTAGCAGGGGATATTTTCAAGGCTGGATCATATGTTAGAACATAAACTCCACTTGCGTCTGCTGGTTTTGTATCGCGTTCAGCATTAACATATGGGTGAAACGTAGTATCCGGAATTTCATATTTTCTTTCTTGAGTCATTTTATGGTCAAAATATGGTTTTCCATCCGCATCTCGGAATTCATACCAAGGTGAGGTATCATTCTTAATATCGATTGTAGTTGCCGTAAACGCATAACAAAATGTTGGGCGTTCTGGGTTTGTACTACACTCGTAAAGTGAATTACAATTCGGCGACATAATAATGTAACCGAATAATCGTCCATTGTTTATAATTTCATGAAAGCCAAATCCGGTATCTTTAATATGAATATTATCATATGTTTCGTGTGTATATACATTTGGCGTGTTTATTTTCTTCTTTAAGAGTCCTTTCGTATGATAATGATGATACCAACCGTTGATTTCCTTTATTGCTGAACCACTAATAATAATGGAATCGAATTCTGACATTTTTTATTTTAATTTTTGATTATATATTAAATATATATTATTAAAAATTTAACACATATAAATATTTACATTTAAAATACAATTATATTATGTATATATAATAGTAAATCATAACCATAATAGATGGAGATGGCGTCATATACTTACGAGTTTTTGTCTGGCGCGCGGTTTGTGCTGTATAGCACGGGTATAATATGCGCCGAATACATAAAGTATAAGGGGTCGTGCTGGATGCATGCAATATCTTCTAAATATTCCGCTATTTTTAAAGAAACGCGCAGCGAAACCTCTGCCCGAGAAGATGCGGCTGCTGAATACGCGACCGGTCGATTTAATGCCATGATAAAGGGCATTTCATCAAGACTGGCTGCGACAAACATTTATTACATCAAGTTGTTTCAGGCTGTCGCATACAGTTCAGATATTGTCAACGAAGAGCTGACTTCGTTTTTTAGAGATTATACCGATAGCGTTGCATATACGCCATCCGAATATAAAACTGCCGACTTGACCAACCTAATCGAGTATGCAAACAGTATTGGATATGCGCTGCAATTACCATCGCTTATTCCAGATAAAATGGGTTCTATTTCTCTTGTTTTCTACGGAACATTATCCAAACAACAAACCGAGGACGTCGTCACAACGTGCCCGGTCGTAATAAAATATTTGCGCGCAAACATGCGGGAGCGGATACTGTCATCCATTTCCAACTTCAAATATCTCGTCGCAGTACTGAATTTGTTTCCGAGTTTGAGATACTTGCACTTGAATGACATTTATAGCGAGCAGCGCACAATGATGTTAGACCAAATAAATTTTGAAAAAGAGGCCGCATGCATTTTAAACATGAGTGACACGTGCAAAGACGCGCGCTGCATAAAAATACCAACCGTGTATCCAGAATTCACTGCAAGGTTCCCAACCATTATTGTTATGGAACGGTTAGTTGGACAAACACTGGACCAGCTCGACGACGAAGTGAAAGACCATTACTGTCGCAATCTGGCGAGGGGACTCGTGAAAACTGTTTTCGTGGACGGTCTGTATCACTGCGATTTGCACCCCGGAAATACAATTTTTATTCAAGACTGCGAAACCGAAACCTATAAAATTGGTCTAATTGATTTCGGAATCGTTGACAGGGTTAATGCGCGTGAACAAGAAATAACGTATGAATTATTCAGAAGCATTGTTAAGAAGGACGCTGATACGGCGGTGCGAACACTTATGGAACATTACACCGAACCATATGACGAGCGTTTCTTCGCCGACAAGTGTAATCCCGAAATGCTTCGCGCATTGAGAGCATATATTGATGTAATGATGGGGACGGTCGTTACTTGTTTCAGCGCTGAAAACCTTTGTTTTATAAACAAGCTACTCATAAAGTATAATTTGAAGGTGGCCCGCTCATTCACAAAATTTGAGCTCAGTTTGTCAGTCTGCGATAACCTGTGTAAAAAACTCGCGGTAAAGCGGAGCTATATGTCGCACTTGAATGAAATTATGGATGACGCGTTCGAATAACCGGATAAACAATTTATACATGAAGTCATTTAAACAATTATCACTGTTCAATACAATATAATTATTTATTTTTGGTAGCAATGGAATTTGATAATGAGAATGGGGCCGTATTTAATTACGACACCGGGTTCTTGTGCACATATCATTTAATGAATGATTTGGATGACGAAGATACAACGTTGTCCGAAAACTTATACAGAGTTCAAATGGCGCAAGCACTGCGCATGAATATGGATATCGCAAAAGTTATCGCTGGCGACGATGCCGAATTTGATGACCGTACTATGAATAATTTTATTGATTTTATCTCAGACAAAACAAAACCGTATTATGACGAGAGATATAAGGCAGTTCTTAGAAAACACCCATGCTTAAAAAAGGCTCAGGACAATATGTATGAGAGTTTTTTTGTAAATGAAAACTCGGACGAAGAAACCGAAAGTGAACTCAAAAAGGAAATGGATGATGTTGTTGAAGAACTTGCCGAAGACATCGATGATTTGATTAATGACGTAGTTCCCATGCTTCTGGCCTATCACTCATTTCACGCGTTTCATCGGTGCATGATTGATGTATTTTCACATCCAAACGCAATGGGTTTGATTTCAGATGAAAGTTTGCGTTTACTCGAAGAGTCGTATGACGGAGTGTCCGATGAAATGAATGGCACGTTTAGGTGTTAAAAGTTAGTGTGGAATAACAAATGAAATTAAATAATATTAATATGCATTATTTAATTATTTAATATAGTTAATATAGTTAATAATAGTAAAGGTATAAATTTTAAGTTTAGAACGAAAATAACCAAAACATAAAATGCCCGATACAACTGAGGCTGCAGAAGACAAGGCAAATCGCGAAATATTTCTCAAATCGTTTGGATTCATGACAACGTTTACCGTTATAATCAGCGTCATAATTGTAGCATCATGCCTTTTATATAAAAAAGCCAATTGTGACGGTGGGTCATCGCCGGCGTCGTTCATGTTTGAAATAGTGTGTCGGATTATTGGGTCAGGCACTGATAAAGATAAACTCGGTTGGCTCGGATTTCTAATATGCATAACCCTATTCGGATGGTTTGTTACAACCACCATGTATGTCGTAACATCTCGCGTCATGATTGATATACTTAATGCAACACCTCTCATGGAGAAGATTAAATCATATGCAGTATATCCGGCACTCTTCATTATCGGTCTTATTTTAGTGCTGGGCGTTGTTATGTTTATACCCATGTTTGGATTAAGTTCGTTTGTGGATAGTAAGCTTCCAAGCGGTTCGGATACCGCGTTCAATCAGGGCCGCGAACGAGGACTGCTCGATAAATTAATTACAAAACTGGGCTTGGACCCGCCATTTAAAATATTGCGCGAGAATTTCGCTAACTTGGTGCGCTTCGCATCTTTTGTCGGATTGGGCGGCGTTGTTGCGGCGGCGGTGGCCGCAATTGTAGCACTGCTTATGTTTATAATTACAAACCATACCAGCGGCGTTATCAGTTCATTTAAGGCGGTTGTGGCGGTGCTGGGTATAATAGTTGCAATTACCGCGGTGTTTTCGGCATACAACGTTATTGCCAAAACCGAGCGGGATTATCAAGGTGCGAGCGGAGACAGTATTCCGCTGTTCATTCTCAAGATTCTCAAATACATCCCGTGTTTTATACTGGACGTGGTTGATGCGGCAAAACGCGAATTCAATCTTACAACTAAACCGGTGTGGATTTTATTGGCGATAGAAAGCGTTTTGATTGGAGTGTATTTTTTAGCTCCCATAATTATGCAGGCGACCGTTTATAAGAACAGCTTGACGGTTCTTCCGGGCGTATCCGATTTGCGCAAGTATAGGGACCTTGGTTCGCTGGAAAATGTGGGCATCGTTCGAACATCAGAGTGTTCCAACAAAACGAAACGCAAGTATGATTACGCTTTCAGCGCGTGGCTGTTTTTTAGCCCGCATCCACCCAGCGTGGCAAAGGGTTCATCCAAGTTCATCCCGGTATTGGATGTAAACGGCACACCCACCGTGTCGTATAAAGCGGCAACAAACGAGCTGCAATTCACGCTCAGAATAAATGAGCGCGGTGGCGAAGACGAAGGTGCGGCGGCGCAGGCGCAATCCACTGGCGCATCAGTAACCAATGCGAATGCCGCCGCCGACTATGAATACGAATATGATGTCGAAGAGATGGGAGACGGAACAGACGCCGCAGCACCTCAAAAACCAAAAGATGCGCCCCCAATAATAAATTCGGTGGTTGTCCACACAATTCAAAACGTGCCGCTGCAGCGATGGAACCATCTGTTCTATAATTACGACGGTGCGAATATAGACATATTTTTAAACAATGAGCTTGTTGTAACACTGACCGACTATGTGCCTCTAATTGAATACGGAGGTATTAAATGCGGGGCCCCCAGCGGCGTGATTGGGAATATTGCCAACGTCACCGTTTTTAACCACAGCGTTACAAAGGACGTTATAAGCGGCATTTATATGTCACACAAGGACGCATCTCCTCCGGTGGCATAGAACTATAGAACTAACAAACCGAATCACCAAACCAAAAAATTATCCACCACACCATATAAAATATTATCTAACATTATAATTAGACAATAAACACATGTATTTACCTAAACAATGGGGTGGTCCGGTTAAAACACTTGACCAGCGGTCACAAGAAGAGACTGAATCCACTCAACGTGCAAAGAAAACCCACGAACAAGAAAATAAAATGGCAAAAGAAAAGGCAGCAGAAGAAGAACTTAAGAGTAGACTTACACCTCAAGAGCTTTTTGCCCGAAAACAAGCCATTCATAGAAATACACATTTTGACACGAGAACGTTGAATAATTGGAGTAAACCGACAACAAAGGGTGGAAAAAGAAGTAAACGGTGCAAGAGAAATAAAACTAACAATAACAAAAATAAAAAATCAACATCTCGTCGTCACAAAAAATGCAAATGCCGCATAACCATTAAAAAATAGATGTGTAATCGGGTAAAAATATTTTCATAGTTTACAATTAAGGAATATATCCGCGTTTTGAATTACATTTATTTTATAAATATATTTATAAAATAATAATATATATTAACAAACAATACAATAATACAATTTCGTAGTGGCCAGCACGTTAAGCAAAAAAAATAAAATGGAAACAAGCACAATTCTTATGGGCGTATTCGCCATTTTAATGTTATATGTAATCTGGCAATATTTAACGGATTCGTATACCCAAATCGCAAACATGCAAAAAGCCAGCGTTAAAACCACCCTCCCCGCCAACACGCTCCCACCCAATACCAATCCAGCCAACTTTTCTTTCTCGCTATGGTTTTACATAACGTCGTGGTCTTGCAACAATGCAGCCAAGAGCATTTTTTCAATCAAGGGAACCGATCCGAGTAATCCCAGGCAGTTCTACATCGACCTCGGGGCGTGCCAGAACGATTTAGATGTCGGCATCATGTGCACGAGTAACGGCGGACAGCAGAAGAGCGTGTGCCACGTTAACAATGTGCCGCTGCAGAGATGGGTGTGCCTCATTGTAAGCGTTTATGGCCGCACTCTCGACATTTACATCGATGGAAAACTGGTGCGAACGTGCGTTCTACCCGGCACTTCCAGCGCGCTCACGTCGCAGTCGTCTTTGACGAATCTCGAAATTGGTGGCGGATTTGACGGCTTCATCACCAGCGTGAAATATAAATCCACGCCGGTGAATCCACAGGAGGCATGGAACACGTATAGCGACGGATACGGCGGAAGCATGATGCAAGATATTTTGAACAAGTATAAGATTAAGCTGAGCTTTTTGGTGGACGATGTTGAAAAACAGAGTGTATCTGTATAAAACATAAAACATAAAACGACGAAACGAGAGAATGTAGTGTTACAAATTACTATTATAATCTAATCACAAGTATATAATAGTATTAATCAAGATAATCAAATGAAGCAGAATATATCGCGTAGAAAGAATACAAGAAAAAATGGGACCAGAATGGCAACGCGTCGCAATAATCGCAACCGTAATTATGGAATGAATCCTAAAAAATGGGGGTTTCATCTGTTGCTTGATTGCTCGCACGGAGACCATAGTAGCGTCACGTCACAATCCAATATTTCGGAATTTGTCGACACGTTGGTTAAAAAAATAGACATGAAAAAATACGGGAAACTGTGGATAAATAAATTCGCCACACACGACCCATCAAAGGGGGGAATTAGTTTTGTGCAGATGATTGAAACGTCTAATATTACTGGACATTTTGTAGACAAAACTGGAAATTTTTATATTGATTTATTCAGCTGCAAGCCGTATGATATAAAAGTTGTTGTTGAACTGGTGAAAACGTATTTCAAACCGATGAAAATTCGCAAACGGTTCGTTTATCGCAATGCAGCTAACTAACCCTACCGTCGCAGTCGTCTCGTATTACGATTTCGCCGCACCGAGCGCCGGCGCTTAGAACCACCTTTGCGCTTCGGATATGGCATTAACCATTTAGTTGACGACTGACCCGAGACGTGTTCAAGATCGTCATCGGGAATTCCTACGACAGCCGGTTTCCAATTTACAACACGAGATTTTGACCGGCGAGATTCTATGGAATTCCTTAGAGGAGAATCATAAGAATTCGTGTCTGGTAAATTATTAGCGTATAACACATTATACAAATGAAGCAGTCCCTTGAAATGTTCTTGATCTCGAGGTGTTTTACCGCGTCTGCTCCACCATTTACTTTTGCTCGCTCTTACTTGGTCTTCATCTTGGGTTATTAATGACGATATGATAGATATAATTTGCTGGATTCGATTATTGAGGCTGCTGTGTTTTATTGCTATAGCAAGTGCATCTGCAGTTTGAAAGAAATATATTTTTTCTCCAATCGTCAGTCTATATTTATAGTTTGTTTCTGCGTCATCGTGCGGGCGTTTTACAATTAAAGTGCACTGCAATATAGTGTCATCGTCTTTTCCAGTGCCGATGCTAAAATTGTAAGTATTCGACCCCCCCTTCATTTTTGATTTTATTGGAGAATTTCTCGGTGTTGGTTTAGGTGTTGGTTTAGGGTTTATATAGTCAGCCGCAAGCATTCCTAAATTCGTTCCAATCGTAAGCATGTTAGTAAGCCTCATCAATGGCCGAGCCATTTTTATTAGTTTGTTATAGAATTATTTATAGATTTATAGATTAAGATTATATTTTATTTTATTTTTAAAATATAATTTACTCAAACTCGGCGATGTGTGACGCGTATTATTAGTTGATTAGTTGTCAAAATACCACTTTGACGACAAGTATTTCGGCATCGTCTTTAATGAATCATCCGAAGAAGACAGATTGGGACCGCGATTCACAATATCCTGAATGTCGCTCGTTCCGAGCGCATAATTGAAGTATTGCAGGTCGGAAATGTTTCCGGAAAACCCGCCGCCTTGGGCAATGTAAACGTTTCCATAGTTCTGATACGGAATACCCTTCAGGGTTTGACGCTTTGTGAGCTGGCCGTTAATATAGATGTCGACCGTCGTGTTACGTGTTTTGATAATAAGGTTGATCCATTTCCTCACCGGGATATTATCAATATCGATGGTGTCCCGCGACCCACCTTTGGTATTATACTTGTTCATTGCGATTTTCAGCTTGATGGATTGGACGTTGCTTCTTACTTCTGTGGAATTGACGGTGGTGAAGAACACGCCGGGAGATGCATTGGGACCTATCGTTTGTGATATTATATCATTGCTGTTCGAATCGGGTCCAATGTTATCCCCCTTGTGAAAAATGTGTTTCAGCTTATTGGTAGCATCCGCATCGCGAATGAAAAACCATATGGACCACGTGTTTTCAATTCCACCGTCCTGGTTCACCGAACGCGTGATAGGAATTGACCCCTTAATACCCGGGTCCTGCGTAATAACTTTAGCCTCTGTGGCGTCAATGAGACCGTTTACAAGCATGGGTTTTGAATCCGGTGCCAGAAAAATGGATACGATGCTTATGCCTAAACGCAGCAATATAATGAACCCGAGGAGAACCAGAATTAAAAATGAGAATTTTGCAACCATGGTATTCGAATTCAAGAACTCGCTCGACCCGGAGAGGAACGAATCCACCGTCCCGGAATTGAAACTGCTTAGCGACGGAAGCGAGAATCCGGAATCAGGCGCATTTGTTGTAGCCGGTGGCGCGGACGAGTCGCCGGATGAACTCGAGCTGTTTCCACCAAGGTCGGGGAGAAGACCGGCTAAAGCGCTACTGGCACCAGATGCCGATGCCGACGATGACGATGACGATGACGATGGGTCCATTCTAATACGCGTTATACTTATACTTTTTATAGATGAATATTAATAAACTAAACTATTAAATTATTATATTATTATTTATTTTATAATTTATTACTTAATTTATTATGACTATTACCAAAAAAATGGGCGCTGATTTTGGTCTGTTACTAAATCATTTGGCATAAAGCACAATTGTCGGTCAAAAAATGAAATAGTTGGAAGTGTCTTATTATCGGGAGTAACGTGAGATGCAGGTGAAACCAAATTCGTGGAGTTGATACCGAATAGTTGGGATTCGACGTCAATTGAATTAGAACATAAAACATCTCTTGGGAGAAAGCTTGGAGCATACAATGCCGGCAATGCCGGATTTTCGGCGATATGATATGGCTCATATGCTAAATACTGTGCTGCACCTGTGTACAAGCGCTGACGCATTGCATAATCATTGGAATTGTTAATATTGCGAGTGGATGCCATGATGGGTAAAACTAATTATAGTTAAAGTGATATTTTATTTTATTTTAACAAAAACATTTTTAATACAAAAAAATGTTTTTTTTTGTTTTTTGTTTTTTGTTTTTTGTTTTTTGTTTTTTATATGCACGCCACATGCGTGCATAAGTGTGTCTTGCGTGCGGTGTTGGGTGCGGCGAGTGTTCTCGTTAGTCATATGAAGGCACATCTTCTTCTTGTTCGAGTTTGATGCCATTTGACCAAACGCCGTCGAAGAGAATGGACTGTGAACCGTCTCCAAACTTCATGACATGGAGTCCCTTGCCATGCATGACATCATTTTGCCATTCGCCGATGTATTCGTGCCACTTGACGAGATGCATGTTGTCTTCCGCTTCAGTCGATGAAATCGGGCCCATTGCGCCGTAAATGAGTGCCGCTGTGCGCAGAGTTCCACTGCCGTGTTTCAGTCCGTCTTGCATCATACCCATGTAGACACTGCCGTCTTCGTAACTGTAAATAGCTTCGCCGTTGACTTTTTGAGTTGTCTGAGCCATATCGATTGATTGATTGTTCGTGTTCGGTAATCCTGCTCTACAATTATGTCGTCGGGAATTCATTTCAATTTTTTTTCGTCAAACTCCGGTTGACCCGAATCCGCCGGTTCCTCGTTCGGTTACTCCCAATTCGTTCTCGTGTTCCACTATCTGCACTAAAAACGGTTCTAATGTGGGAGAACAAATTTGGAATAATCGCGACATGGGTGGCGCATATCGGTCGAGACACGTTTTCATATCGTTGCGCGCGGTGTCATTGTTGTCAACAACTGCCATGATTTCCCCTCTGTATCCGGCGTCAATAATTCCCACCGAATTTGCCACTCGAAACGGGGTTTTGACAATACTGGACCGAGGATACAAGTAGTATCCGACAGGTTTATCGGACGCAATGCGATTCGTAGATACAGTTTCGGTCATGGCGCATTTTACGCTGAGTGGTGCGCGAAACGTGGTAGGTGAGATGCAATTGTCCGTGTATCCAAATGCGTAGTTCGAGTAATTGTATGGCACAAATAAATCGAACCCTGAATCGGGATATTCTGTTTCGCATTGTTTTTTATTGTGTGCGGCGACCTTTTCCATATACTGATTCACAAGCTCTGCGTATTTTTCCGCAGTTTGTTCAGGGTGTTTCATAATAAACATCCGCATTGTATATTTTGGAATACTCGGAACATATCTGCTGCCGCTGCTGCTGCCGCTGCTCATATTTAAAGTAAAGTTGTAAAGTTGTAGAAACTCGGTTCTATTAAACCCAGTTGTATATTTATATTTATATTGGTTTTTATGTATTATCATGATACCGTGTAACGGTATAATATATATAATATCATGTATCTCCGCGATTAAGTATTTAAAGATTTTATTATTTTCAATATAAACGCATCACAATACATATATCATTATAAAACAAACACCAACAAACAACCAAACAATCAATAATGTCTTCACCATCACCCGCATCATCAAAATCAAACTCGGATAATGTGCTCACCATTAAGACGGTTCAAATTGCGCCCATTCGAACTCTGATGACTGCACTAAAGGATATATTGCTCGAAACCAATATCACGTTCAAAAAGGACGGTGTTCGCATCGTCAACATGGACAAGTCGCATACCATGCTTGCGCACATGTTTCTGGCCGCGGAGAATTTTGAAGAGTATGAGTGCCACAAAGAAAAAATCATTATCGGGGTCAACATGTTTCACCTGTTCAAGCTCATCAATTCGATTGATAACGACGACACGCTTACCATGTATATCGAAAACAAGGATTATAACGACGGCATTGTTTCATACCTGGGGCTGAAATTCGAGAACGGCGATATCAAGCAGTGCAAAACGCAAAAGCTGCGTCTGATTGAACCGGAGCCCGAAGAACTGGTTGAACCCAATGTTGTTTTCTCGTCGGTGATTAACCTTCCATCCGCCGATTTCCAGAAAATTGTGCGCGACTTGTCGTGCATATCCGACAAAATCGAAATTAAATCGGTGGGTAATGAACTCATCTTTCGGTGTTCCGGCCAATTTGCAACCGCGGAAGTTACCCGCGTGGAGACGGACGGCAGCATGGAGTTCATTCATAAACAGAACGCGAACAAAATTATTCAAGGCGAATTCTCATTGAAGAATTTGGGCTATTTTATAAAGTGCACCAATTTGTGCAGCCAGATTGAAATGTATTTGGAGAATGACTTGCCACTCGTTGTGAAATACTACGTGGCGAGTCTCGGCGAGATTAAATTGTGCCTTGCACCGCTTCCGAGCAGTTCATAATTGAACTGAACTGGAATCACATTGGATGGTTCGCGTATATGGCCCGAAGTTGCCGTTTAGCATTGCGCTTTGTCATCGGGCGTTTCGAGAAACACTTTCTGGAGCTTCGTTTGCAGACCCTGAATTTGGCGGTTCGCTTATACGGCCGAATAACGTATGGCATTTTATTTCAACGGTTATTATTTACTTATATAGTTGTTAATAAGTTAATAATTTCATAAATAAATATTAAATAAAAGTAAATAATACATTTTATATCCTTCATTTCATATTTTGTCATCAACCTATAGCATCATATAAAATAAAAATGAGTGAACCTGAAATCATCGATTTGGACGACCTGGGTGGGATTGGAGGAAAATCGTCATCCAATTTTGGAGGCGGACTCGAATTTCTTATGAATGATAAATTTAAAAATGACAGTGGCGGTGGAGGAAGAGGTGGTGGCGGCGATAGCGGCGATATCAATCTGAGCGATTTAGCTGTTTTGGAGAACGAGTTGAATGACTTGTCTGGTTCTGGTGGTGGTGGCGGAGGCGGGTCATCAAAAAGAATAAACCGGGAAATGAAATCTGACATTTTTAGTGTCAGTTTTGGCGGGAGTAGCAGTAGCAGTGATGGTGGTCGCGGCGGCGAAGGCGGTGCACGCGGTAGTGGCAATGAAGGTGGTGGAGGTGCTGGGGTCGGCTCGGCTACAGCCGCCACTGGCGACGATAAGCAAACTTGGGACGGGTATGGAAAATTTAATAACGTTCCACTGAACCCCGATGTCCCAGTCGACACTCAGCCACAGTTGTCAAAAGAGGAACTATTGCGAGAGAAGTTCAAGCTTCTCCGCAAGCTGGAAGAGCTCGAAACAAAGGGAGTCACGCTCACGAAAAAATATTCAATGGAGTCGTCCATGTTGGAGATGAAGGGCGAATACGAGACCCATGTGGAAGAGCGCGAACGAGGCAACAGTAAAAAGTTCCAGTCCAAAATGTTACTCGCGTGCATTACCGGCTTGGAATTCTTGAATAATAAGTTCGACCCGTTCGATTTAAAGCTTGACGGGTGGTCAGAACAAGTGAACGAAAACATTGACGAATACGACGACATCTTTGCGGAACTGCACGAGAAATACAAGTCAAAGGCTCAGATGGCACCCGAACTCAAGTTGCTGTTTCAGCTGGGCGGAAGCGCCATCATGCTTCACATGACAAATACCATGTTTAAATCCGCGCTGCCTGGAATGGACGACATCATGCGTCAGAACCCGGAACTCATGCAACAGTTTACTCAAGCGGCCGTCAATTCCATGTCGTCGTCATCCCAAGCGCAGGGTGGCAAGTCCGGGTTCGGTAACTTCATGAACGACATGACTGGTGGAGGTGGCGGTGGAGGCGGTGGATTAATGAGTGGCTTATCCGAAATGATGAACGGTGGTAATGGAGGTGGTGGTGGCGGTGGCAGCAACGGAGCAATTCCGTTCATTTCACGCCCACCTCCTCCACCCATGGCAACAAAAAGTGCCAATGCCCCACCCCCACCAACCCGCCCCGGAGCCGCAATGCCGATCGGCAACCGCCCAGACATTAACATGGGACGCGGTCAAATGAATATGGGTATGGATATTCGCCAGCAGGCATCCGAATACGATGGCGGAGACAGGTCGCGCCGTCCGGAAATGCGCGGACCCAGCGCGGATACGGATATTAACAGCATTCTCTCGGGCCTCAAAACAAAGAGTATAAATATTCAGCAGCAGCAGCAGCAGCAGCAGCAGCAGCAGCAGCAGGATTCCATGTCATCATCGTTCATGTTTCCAGACGATGCAAGCGCGTTTGGAGATGATTCGGCATCCGTGAGTGGAGTGAGTGCGCCTATTAAAAGCAAACGCAAGCCTCGCTCTGAGCGAAATACGATTAGTTTAAATATCTGAATTTCATCCGAAAATTAGTTTATCAATGGTTGTTCTAACACAAAATGCGCGATGCATTACAATGCCCAGTAGAAACACGACTATCAGGGTGTAACCAAATGACACCGCGAACAGTTTTGAAATGGCCCATGCCATGATTACGGTGAAAATAACATCAATATATGCAATGTTAAATATGCGATGCGAATGAGGGCCTTCACCGGGTTTTCCGAAAAAATCTTTATATTTACAAAGACCGGTCATTGGGGTGAAATCGAGTTATAATCATAAATATTATATATAAACCATACATATTATATTTAGTAATTTATTAATTTATTAATTATCAATTATAAATGTCGAACATGTATATTCATGATACGAGAGAATTTACACCTGCAACAGAAGGGCATAAGCGACCTATTATCATACAACAAAACCAGCAGCAACATGACCAACAACAGCAGGAGCAGCAGCAACATAAACTCACTCCTCAAATGGAATTGAGTCTTGGTGAAAGTTTGAAACCCCTTGCAATATTATCACCATCGGACAATGCTAAACGATATCAAAATGAAAATGATGAACATAATGGGTTACTATTCGAGAGAATGCTACAACCAAACATCGGACTGAACCCATTCCTCAACGGAAATACGTATATCAACGACATCATTGTGCAAAACACCTTGCTGCGAGGCGAAGGCGGGCGATGATCACAACACGCGCATGCTATAAATTCTCAATCGCTGTCTTTTTGCCGTGACAATCGCGGCACAGCGCTACCAAATTGTCAATGTGATTGGTTCCACCATGTTCCAGCCGCACAACATGGTCGACTTCATACCATGCGGGCAGCTGACGCTTGCAATGATTACATTTCCAACCTTGTTGCGCCGCCACGAATTTCTTTTTCGTTTCACTCACACATCGCTTTGTGGATGTTTTTCCAGATGTCAGCACTTTATTTTGTTTTTGATTCATCTCTCCGCCACCGCCACCGCCACCGCCACCGCCAGAAAATCGAACGTTCTTTATCCCGCCACCTCCACCGACACCCCAACCACCTCCTCCACCGCCGCCAAAAAATGCAGTTTTGTTCGTAAAGTCTAAAAACGGACTTATCATGTCCGCCGTATCCTTGCTTACCGGCATGTATTTGATAATATCGTTTGCATGCATAAACATGGACCGCGACTGGTCCGGGTTCTTCTTTATGAAGAGGTATATTGACAGTCCTACGAATGCAAATGTCGCCATTTTCACGTATTTCTGCGAGGACTGGAGCGATTTCAAGAACTTGCCGTCATAATACGTATTTGCAATTAGGAATGCGGTAATCACGAAGATAATGTATTCCGGTTTCATTTTATAATATGAAAATATGAAAATATGAAAATAATAATATGATATTAAGTTTATTATATTATAATTTATTTTAAAATTATTTATAATAGAGTGAATATGCGCAGTAAATGCTCACTGTAAGCAGTGTTATATATACAAGACTCTTCCTATATTTAAATTCTTCAATGATTGATATTTCTCTCGGTTTATAGTGTGCATAATATGCGTTTAATGCGTCCGTCATAGATACTTCGTCCTTGTGTAGATCAGCATTCACCTTATTGTGAATGAAAACGACCCAGCGTAAAAACGCCTCGCGCGTATCCAAATACGGCGTTACCGGGAACTTGTCGAGCAGCGCGCTAAATCGGTTACCGATTGCATAATTCGGCAAAAATAGCGGCAGGTTCTGTATAAAGTCGTAGTATTTTTTTCGCGTGACGCCATTGGCGTGAACGGGATAATTTGTCGCCATGGTCATCAATACGAACCAGTAATGCGGCCCCCATACTTCAGGGTCCAGTGGAGGAGACAGTTTTGACATTCGCGTGTTGTTTGTTTCTCTTGTTTTAAACAATATAAATAAAGGTTGCGTGCTATATTAACCAGTTTGGAATATAAATTATAAACGTCAGCGCATAAATATTAGAAACTTTAACAATGAAGCATCAGTATCAATATTCGTTTTGTAATAACTGTGGTAAACACGGCAACCACACGTACAGTAATTGCAGATACCCTGTAACAAGTATTGGGATTATTTCAATACGCCGCAAATCGTCGCGAACGGCTGATGCCGAATCCAAAGATGCGGCAGTGGCGGTAGCAGCAGCAGCAGCAGCAGCAGCAGCAGTAACTTTGGACACGACCGAATATGAGTTTTTAATGATACGGCGAAAGGATACGCTTGGGTTTGTGGATTTCGTGCGCGGCAAGTATCAGCTCACCGACATTTTTCACATTCGCAATATAATCGACGAAATGACCATGGATGAAAAGCGGCGCCTGGTAACACACGATTTTAAGCAGCTGTGGACGGAAATGTGGGGCGGATACACCAACGGACAATTTAGCGGCGAAGAAACGCAATCTCGCGATAAATTCAATCAATTAAAAAATGGAGTCCGCTTGAGAAACGGATGCGTATTTTATTTGGGCGATCTGGTAAAAGAGTCCGAGACGCGGTGGGAACGCGCGGAATGGGGGTTTCCGAAGGGGCGGCGAAATAATCAAGAAGGCGACCTGTTTTGCGCTTTGCGTGAAAATCAGGAAGAAACGGGATACTGCATATCGCAATCCGACGTGATTCACAACATTGCACCATACGAAGAGATATTTATGGGGTCAAATTTGAAATGCTATAAGCATAAATATTTTTTAGCGCTTATTAGTAACGACATTCGGCCAACTGGCGATTACGAGAGATCCGAAGTAAGTAAAATAAAATGGATGACTTATGACGAATGTGTGCAAAAAATACGCCCGTATAACATCGAAAAGAAAAAAATACTCGCAAACGTCATGACCGTTTTGCGAAAATACAAAATAATACACACCGAGAGAAAATAATGCGGATTAAAAATAATAATAAAGGTATATAATATATAGTAATAGTAATCGTGATATATTATATAGATTTTTGTGAAATTAAATAAAATATAAATAAGAAGAACAATTTACACATAAATATGTTACGCGTTAATCTTCCACTCACACCCCCTGCAGCAGCAGATAATGCAATAGAGATAGACGATGACGATGACGCAACAATCACAGCACCGTCTACTCCCATTGGTCATGTTCAGGAGAAAAATACCAAGAAACGTCTACAATCCAGGTGTAGAAATGGAACTCGTCGAAATAAGCGAACTGGTCTGTGCGAGGAGTATGACCGAGATAAAACGAAGAAGAATGTGCCAAATGTAAAGGTTTCTATTAAAGAGGGCGTGCAAACGTCTCCAAAAAGAAAGCGATGTCCAAAGGGTTCTCGCCGAGCTCGCAGTGGACCGCAGAAGGGCGAATGCGTTATTTATGAAAATGAGAAACCTGTGGCAAAGGCCGCAAATGATGCAGCAAATGCTGATATTGCGAATGATGTGAATGACGCAGTTATATCTACAAAAGCGCTACCAATAGAAAATGTAGAATCCGAACCCGAATCCGAATCCGAAACCGAAACCGAATCCGTGGAATCCCCCAAGACTCCTGAAATGGTAGAGTCTTATGAAGACCACGTTTCTTTATATCCGACATTGGACGACGCAGATTTTAATAGAAAGATTACCAATAAAAAGGAGTTTTTCGATACTCGATACGAGCGAATGGACGATTCGTCAATTGA